TATAGTATGTGTATGTGTAGTGTGTTCCCCCCGTTGGTGTACTCACCTTCAGTGGTGGTGTGGTGGTCTAGTGGTGACTGAGACAACCCTAAGTAGGTTAAAAAGTGACTAGACCTAGTGATCCTTGGTTCACCCAAGTTGTTGACACACTGCGGGTCTGTGGGGTGTAGTTAGTACATCGAGAGCACAGAAAACGCTCTCAACCACACACACAACACACGGGAATACACACATGTTTCAGCTAGAACTACTCGCTACATCCAACGCTTACGCTTCCTACTGTGTCACGTACCACTACGCTATACAGGCTGTACGTTTCACCAAACGCGTTGCTCTCATCTCTGCTGTCTTGTTCGTTGCTCTTGTCACACTGTCAACTCTTTGTATAGTTTATCTCTACAACCGCTTCGAGTCTGCTCTCGTGTTCACCGATTCTGTTGGTTCGGATGCCTATGACTGGTACGACAACAAAGTGATACGTACTGCTGACGAGTGTGTGTCTGACGGTCTAGTGCCGTCCTTCGAGTTCACTATGCCTGACCTCACAACGTTACCTTGGAACACGTTGCGCTCTATGTGTAAAGCTATGGGTGTCAAGGTGAAGAACAAAGTGCAAGCACTTGCTGAGCTTCGCTCCATGCCTGACTACGCTGTATATAGTGCTCATCTGTTGACAACCCACTAGACCTAGTGTTACCGTAGTGTGCGAGGTGACTAAGCATACTACTCCCTCAAGTCTTTCAACTATCTTAATACTCGACAACACAACACCATGCGTGACTTAACTTCTGTCTCAAGTCTTGTATCTCGTCTTCGCAGTCATCAACGTCCTGTACATCTCGAAGCAACTGGACATCTAGTCACACCTGAAAGCACAACCACTGAAACCTGGAAGGCTAACAAGTTCGAGTGTGCTGAGCGGTATCCACAACGTCCTGACCTAGAAACCTTAGTGTCTCGTGACGAAGCTGATGAACCTAAAGAGGTTAAGCCTGAAGCACCTGCTTACTTGAGCGTCACACCTTTGTTGTCTCCTGAGCAGAGCGCAACGCCAGTAGAGCAGACAACTAAGAAGCCTATGCTCAATAGCCTATCGGTCGCCAAGACTGCCAACACAGTACGCAAGTATCTCTATGCTCTGACTGTTCGTTACTTCACGGGTGCGACATCATGGTTCCCGACTGTAGCGACTAAGACTAGACCGAAACCTAAACCATCTAACTATCTGGTATCCGTATGGACTGCATAGCTTTAACTCTTTCCGTTCTTCTCTGTCGTCAAGTCTCACCTGTGGGTGTACTGACTGCCACGATAGAGCTATACGAACCACTGCCACAAACGACACTAACACTTGATGAGTGCTCATCTCGTAGCGAGGGGTTCACACTACGACCTGATAGCGAGTGTCAGGAACTACTAACCACACTAGACAACACAAGCGAGGTAGCTTATGGGAACACAAAGCAACAGTAACGAAAGCGTAGGGTCTACACGTGATACGAAAGACCCACAGTACCCACACCTAGACCGCTATGAAGACCACAGTGAAACCATCAAGGAAGTACTGAAAGAGAAAGGGTACTCTGATGAGGAGGCTGAACAGTTCCTTGATGATGCAACGACTGATACACTAGGACGGAACCGTAGAACCTAGGAAGTCATGATCGTTACGTTAAGGTTACACTCTGGTGATGTCTTGCGGGTAGTCACTACTAAACGTACACTGCCCGTACTCATCACTAACCTCGTCAACCTACATCAAGTGCAGGTGACAACTGAGGGAGACACTATCATGTGTGTCTCCTATGATGAACTCTCTTCGATACATATCACACTTACTTAAGGACAACCATCATGTTGCTATCTCAAGAACTTCTCGCTAAAGTACGCTCTACTTTCTGTGTCTCGTACGCTAAGGCTAAGGGCTTCTCAGACAAGGACATCCGCGCTATGAAGAACGCAGATGAACTCGAAAATATACTAGACGAGGTTGACTTTGATGATGATCAGTGGTTCACTGATACCTTCCAAGCACACGTAAAACGTGAAGGTGTTTACGTCACACTCGGTGATCTCTTTGAGGCTGACGAGTTTGCCGCTGGTGGAAGTGATGCTCAGTCACCAGTGAACCCGGTGAAAGTCAAGGACATCTTGTTGTCTACTGAGGTAGGCTTGTGTCATCTGCTCACGTCCTTCGTAGATGTAGAGCTAGTGAAGACCGAAGATGATGAAGCGTTCATCGGAGGAGGTAGACATAGACGAGCGGCATACTATAACCTGTTCATCGCACTTGGTTTTACACACGAGCAAGCACTAGCTCAAGTGGTTCGCTGTCAGGTTATCGTGTTCACATCTCCTGATCACATCAACCGAGACATCAACTTGTATGTCATCGCAAGCAACAAGACACGCACGATGACAGGCTTCGAGCGCAAGAGCTACATCTTAACCTCGATCACTGGCATCTCTCACAAGGACACTGATGCTCTACTAGCTAGTGTGTCTAAGGATCAGACTAAGCTAGGCATGGTAACGGGTACTATCTGGTACAACGTGAGCCAAGAAACAGGTGAGGACACCTCACACCCTGCTGTAACTCTGACCCCTGAGACATACCGTAAGATGGGTGCTGCGTTCATCCGTGATGTTCAAGCCATCACAGCTAACCACTTCTACGAAGACGGTTCAGATGTCAAGTTACCGAGCGGCAAGAACAAGACGTACAAAACGTACGCTAAGTACATAGAAGGTGATGTCGAGTCGTTCGTTCTCACTGGCTACGATGCACTGTGTGAAGCGACTATCGTGATGGCTCGTGAAGGTACGTTACCAAGCAACACGGCACTAGAGTACAAAGAGATCGTGACCAAAGCGGTAGATATCTTTGACGCTTGGTGTCAGAAAGATCTACCTGATGAGTTCCGTATGCAACCTGTACCCCTGCCTAAGAAGAAAGAGCAAGCACCTGAACCAGTACCAACAACAGCACCCAAGAAAACAACGACAACCAAGAAGACAACAACCACAACTAAACAGACACAAGCTAAACAGACACAAGTGGTTCAACTCAAACCACGCGGCAAGAAAGCTCAAGCGACACAACCACATCAGACATCTACAACTTACCCGCTTGACTTAGCTCCCTTTAGTTGAGCGGGTTTTACTTATGGAGGAATACTTGAGATGAGTATGAACTATGTCGATCAACAGTTTGCATACGGACGCGCTAAAGAACAAGCGGTTAAGAACCGTCTTAAACTTATAGGCTTCACTGTTGAGGAGTCCTCGCTCACGGAGGACAAACATGATGATATCGACTTCTACCTTATCGATCCTCAAGGTGTACGTACTGCGGTGTCTCTCAAGTCACCACACAAGAAGGGACAAGATATCTGTCTTGAGCTTTATCATCTCAAGTCTGAGGTCTTTAACCACCCGTTCAAGGGTGTTATCAAGCGCACCCTAGACGAGCGGCGTGTGCCCTCTTGGTACTTCACAAGTAAGGCTGATGTGCTTATGGTCTACTATCCTGACGGTACTATCTACTACTTCTGGATGAGCCTGCTGCGTAAGTTCGTTGATGGTGCAACGTACATCAAGACACAACAGCTATCCAAGGCTACACAAGAGAAGCTTAAAGCAAGTGGATACTACTACACTAACAACGAGAACAAGTGGGTTCCTCGTGATCTGTTGTTGTCTGCCGAGGTAGGATACCAACTTTGTTAACAGTCCTGTTTGTCTGGCTTATCTTATACCTTCTGTTTGTATAGTTCTCATGTACCGTTCATCAGTATGAAGTCTACGTAAAACACTAGACAACATACTGTATACTACGCTACTGTATATGAGACGAAAAAACCCCGTGGATCTGCTGATAAAGTTTCAGCATAAGGAAACACTTACGACGAGAGAGCGTGATACTTTATGGACTTTTCTTGATGAGTACGTGAGACGTTGTGAGAAGAACCACTTCGGAACCTTTGACCGATACGGTACTCATGACGATGTACACACTGAGCGTGTCTTGTTCCTTTGTGATATGTTGCGGTCTTACCGTGATGTGGTGTACACTGAACACCCATACACAAACGAGCTAGGCAAAACGAAGAAAGCTAAAGCATGTTCGTTAAGGTCTGAGCTTAAGCATCCTAACCTTATCCTAACGAACTTCAGACGTGGCTTCAGTAACGTTGAGACTATCTTCAGACTAAGATACTTAGGTGTCTCAACAAACAAGTGGGGATGCTTCGACATCAACACAAACTACAGAGACTTAACACTGTTCTCTGATATCTTCAAGCGTATCCGTACTGTCCAGCATCCTACCTTTAAGACAGTCTACGCTTCGTGGTTATCTGATAACCCAAAGGCTACCATCTACAGACAAGAACAGTACAAAGACTTTCTATCACGAGCTTTGTACTTCGTTCGCTACGGTTGCACAGTACCTCTCACTGATGAGAACGGTACTGACAGACTTTCATACAACGATGTAACTGAGGTCTTTGCTTGATGAGAACTTATGTCGTGTTCTATAAACCTTCTGGTCTTGTATCACTGGGTTTAGTTGAGCGCTTATATCGTGCTGCGTTGTGGTTATACCAACGTGGAAAGTTAACCTACCATCATGTAGGTTTACTGGTTGAGTTTGACGATGGCTCATCACTTGTGTCTCACCTGACATGGGATGGTGCAGATATGTTTGACCTACGTGACCTAAACAAAGCGTACACCTTAGATAAAGTGGAGGTCTACTTTGACTATGATGCTCTATCGAACTCGCACTTCTGGGCTAAGGAGTATAACGTACGTGTATCTCTTGTAGATGCAGTGCGTGTGTTCTTTAAGCAGAAGTATCACAGCCCCTTGTGTACTGACTTTGTAAACGGTGTTCTTTACGAGGATGAACGTCTTGGATACAAACACAACAGACAACCAGAAACACCTGACCAACTCTACGTCAGGCTTGCAGATAACAGACGAACTACTGAGCAACGTAGACTACTGGCTGCGGTTAGTTGACGCAGACAAAACACAAGTAGCAAGGTACATCACAGAGTTCTCTAACGATGATGACTTCCTGTTGTGTGAACAAACTGGTGAAGTCTTCACATCTTCTGATGTAGTGCTAGATGTGCTTGCTTACTTACATACCCAAGGCAACGAACGAGCAACACGCTTGTTGTCGTTACTTACTGATATGGGTAACTGTCTGTTGGCTCATGGTCTGTTAGAAACTGAAACCTTCTCGGAGAACTGACGCTTATGTTGACACAAGTAGCTTTACACCACTTGGTAGATGTTGTTGTCGATGAACGTGCAAGACGAGTGCAAGCACACTCGGTCATCGCTAACCTGACGAAGGAAGAGATCAGTACTGGTGTACTATCTAAACAAACCATGAAACGTTTCAAGACTCGTAGCCCTAAGCTCACGAAGATCTTACCGCAAGAACTTGCTGAGCTTATCGGTAAGTTAACGAGACGTACTGATATCAAGGTGACAACATATAAAGCTACGAAGGATACTAAGTTTGTCTACCATCAAAGCGACAGCAAACACTACGGTTCATGTATGTCTAGTGGTGCTGTCCCTGGTGGACACGTAGGCTGTAACCGTGACCGTGTAGATGAAGACATCGAAGCGTACAAACTTGGTTACATGCACATCGCTCATATCGGTGAACCTTGGCACGTTAACCAAGAAGGGTACATATCACGCAGTAAGCTACGTGTTGTCTACAAAGACAGCAGTATGAGTGAAGTCTTAGGCTGTGCAGTCGAGACTGTGTACGGTGATAAAGAACTGTTTGACAGTAACATCAGCACACTTGTTAAGTGGGTTAAAGATAACTATGGTGAACATGCTCAACTGTTCTCAGCTTCTTACTATGACAACGTAGACACAAAGGGCAGCATCCAGCGCACATACATCCCGTCTCACCGTTTTGGTTATCAAGACACAAGCACTAACGTTATCTGTACTGTCGTTCCTTATACACCATATGACCGCTTTAGTCATAGCGTTAAGCAAGCCTTCTCTAACCTGCACAGTGATAGACGTAGCGGTGTACTGAGCGCTCCTCTCAAAGAGTACCTGTACATCAGCAAGGGTATGTTGTACTCTAAGTACGTGAACCCTAAGAAACCGTTCCGTGTAGATCTGTACTCAAGCACGAAGAAAGAGTACGCCGCTGAGTTATCAAGACGTGCTCATGAACTTCTTACACTGTTTGGCTTTGTCAAGCGTAACGACAAAGAGGGTGCGCGTTACTACCGCAACGGTGTCTTAGTTAGTGCTATCGCTTACGAGACATACAACAACGGTATCCGTGTTGAGTTAGACCGCTTAGGTTATCTTGCCTACTACGAAGGCAGCAGCGGCAGTGGTTTCTTTCACTACGACTACAACGACAAACAAACACAGGCGTATCAGAAAGAAGTAGGACTTACTGAAGACATCCGTTTGTCGTGTCCCTTACCAAACGGATACGTGCGTAACCCGTACCTTTCTAGCTTCTTCTAAACCTATGACAACGAGTAAGCCTGTATCTAGATCACAGTGCCCTCGTTGTCTAGACAAGGGACGAAACAACCTTGTCCACTATGACGACGGGCACTCTTACTGTTTTTCGTGCGGACTGTTGGAGGGTAACATGAGTACTGGTAACTTAGCTCTACCACCAGGTGAGCTTGTAGAGTGGGAGTCACGTGGCATAGGTGAAGACATCATGCGCGAAGCTGGTGTGTTCAGTCCCTATGTAGAAGGTAGTGAAGTCATACGTGAAGCTCTTGTGTTTCCGTACTATGACTTATCTACATCAAAGCTAGTCGGCTTCAAACTGCGTGACCTAGAAGCTGAGTCACGTAGAGGTACTAAGGTCTGCTACACCACTGGTAAGCTAGGCTTGTTCGCTATAAAGCGTAAGTCTGATACAGTGGTGATCACTGAGGGTGAGCCTGATGCGTTAACACTAGCAAGCGTCTACCGTAAGTACACGGTAGTAGGTCTACCTGGTTCATCGACAACAAAGCTAGTACGTGAGAACCTTACCTGGTTAAGACAACACAAACACATCTATCTGTGTCTTGACTCAGATGAACCTGGTCAGTTAGCCACTGAGGAACTGATCAGTATGTTACCTGGGTACAAGACATACAAGGTTAACCTCGCACGTAAGGATGCTAACGAGTATCTTGTAGCTGGTGATGTGTTGTCGTTACAGAAAGCGTTCTCATCTGCTGAACGTGTTGGTGTCTCAGTCTTGACTGATGACAACGAAGCTACGGTAAACGAGAACGAAGTAGATGAGGTAAGTTATGACACAGGCTTTGCAAGCCTTAACTCCATGCTCGGTGGTGGACTTCATGTTACAGAGCTATGTGGTCTTGTTGGTCACACTGGTCGTGGTAAGTCTCAGTTCGCTGCACAAGTTGCGTACAACCTTGCCGAACATAACGAAGATCTGAAGATGCTTTACATCTGCACTGAGATGACGCATAGACAGATGGTGCGTCGGTTCAGTCAGATACACTTGGGTCGTCGGTTCAACGGTAACGTACCAGTAACTAAAGCTGAACGACAGGCAGCAAACAGTTACATCTATAGACGTATACGGTTTAACCGCTTTGAACTAACAGACACTAACGAGTTCTATGATGCTTGTGTTCAAGCCATCCTTGAAGATGGTGTACGTGTCATCTTTATAGATGTCGTCAACGACCTACACGGCTTTAACGCTGACTGGGCAACAGCCGCAGACACAGTACAACTGTTGAAGAAACTAGCAGAAGGCGATGAACGTGAGAACATACCACCTACAGCGGTAGTCATGGTGTGTCACACGTCAGGACGTGACGACGAGCTAAGTCTAGACAAGATACGTGGTGGCTCTGCTATCAGACAACGTATCACGTGTGCTGTTGGTTTACGTGGTGAGATACAACACACTGAGCGTGAGTTACTACAGCTTAAACAGTCTCGTAACTTCAGTATAGGTGTCGTCGATACAGCAGTAGTTCAGTTCAACACAGAGACAACTAGATACAGTGAGGTGACTACACTAGATGCCAAGGTCAACACGAACGAAGATGAACGGAGTCAGCTACGACTCGACCATCGAAGCTTGGATACACCAAGCTTATCCTCATATGGTCTATCACCCAGAGTCTTTAACTTACGTCCCCGCACAGAAGTTCAAGACGTACAAGGAACTGGTGGAAGCACTGATCTGGACAGACCAAGTGAAGAAACTGGACAAGCTAGTGTGTCGGAAGTACACGCCAGACTTCGAGATACTGTATCAGAAGAAGTACATCTACCTAGAGGTGAAGGGAGTTCTGAACCGAGCGGACGCTACGAAGATGCTGACGATACGGAGACAGTACCCAGTGAACCCAGTGGTGATGATGCCGATGTTCTCGACACACAAGATGTATCGGGAAGTGATGAGCAAGCTGACGTGGGAAGACCTGCTGTGGAACTCGCTAGAGAGTACGCTGCAAAGAACCACACCACTGTTCCTGACTGGTGGCAAAGCAACGGACTTAAACGAACTGAGCAAGCTACGGTCGTGGAGTCAGATAGACCTAGTGAACTGGTGTCTGATGAACCAGTACCCGTGCCTTCCAGTGTACATGATGAGTCTGGACAACCTCCCGCTTCTAAGCCACGTAGAGGCAGCCTAAGAAGACGAACGACCTAACACACCAGCAGTAAAGTACAAGCCCCTTCCTGGGGCTACTAGACACCACAGAGAGGACATATGACATACATCGTTACCTTACAGTTCACATCAGGCAAGACATCAACACTACCACCTATCCCTGAAGCAGTCCTTAACACACTGACCGAAGGACTAGATAAGGTGCAGTGGATCTTTCTACGAGATGGTGCCCATGTGTACGTCATAAACACAGAGAACGTCAAAGCGCTATCTATCAAACCAGCAGACAACAACAACTAACGAGGACATCACATGGAACTTGCAACCTTTAGTATGATAGCCATCGACTACGCGTCTGGTAGCTTAGTCCAACAGTGGGTAAGCAAGGAAGTTGTAGAAGAAACAGTAAAACTGTTACGTGAGAAGCCTTACATGGTTGAGTTACAAAGCGACGACAAACAAACGACAGTGTTCTTTAACCCACGAAACAACCGTTCAGTATCCTTTATCAGTCCTTAGCCTATGAACATCTTCGGGCATACTGTACCTGTAGTACTCGACATCGAAAGTGATGACCTATCAGCACAGTACGATGTAGATACACGGGTCTACCTGATAGGTGTCCAGTTCCTAGCAGACTACGGACTATATGCAGCAGGTGACTATGTTTACGGTAGCTTAGAGGAGATGCGTGACCTTTGTGTGTCTCTCGCTAACGACACAGATGTAACGTTCGTTATCCATAACGCGTCGTTCGATGTACCCGCGTTACGCCTCAGAGGCATACCTATCAAGCGTTACTTCTGTACACAAGTCGCAGCACATACATGGCATCCTAAGTCTAGTGAAGAGAACAGTCTAGACAGTCTAACTGGTATGAAGCTTGACCTACGGGCTGAGCTTGAGGTGTATCGTCCTGATCTCAAAGGTAAACCAAAGGGTTATGAGTACAGACTTTATGACGACAAAAGCCATAGGGGTTGGTCAACGGTTAACGATATCTTCCATAGTTATCTTGTGTCTGATCTTCAAGCTACAGGTAAGCTCTACACTACGTTGGAGGATAACTTCAGCAGTGATGAACGAGCGTTACGGTGTTTACTCGACATCAACCAACCGTATGTCGAACTCATCATCGAGTTTGAACAAGGCTCATGGGTTGATGTTGACCGAGTAGATGAAGTACAGTCTAAGCTACAGACACTACGTGATGAAGCGTGGTCTGAGATAACAACACACATACGCTACGATGTAACAGAGATAAAGCGATACAAGAACGGGTACAAGAAACGCAACGGTGTAGTGACATATGACCACTGCCCTCTTGTTGACTTCAACCCCGGCAGTAGTGACCAAGTAGCAGCAGCACTGACATACCTGTATGGGTGGGAACCAACAAAGCTAAGCGACAAAACAGGTAAACCGTCTACGTCATCAGAGGTACTGGAAGAACTCAACTACCCTTTAGTGTCGTCTCTGGTCAAGTATCAGAAGATGGCTAAGCTGATGCAGTTCATACCTCAGATACAAGCTAACCTAGACGGTAACATCCTTAGACCTAGCTACAACCAGTCTGCTACACGCACGACACGACTATCATCATCTAAGCCTTAACATGTAGGGCTTGTAAAACCTTGTGAACTCAGGGAAAGCAAAGACCTTGTAACCCTGAGCGAAGCTCTGCCCATATCTACCTATAGGAGGTACACGATGGACGATAAACTGAAGGAACTCTTTTTAACTACTGACCTTACGTACTACCAGATGGCATATGCGTTAGGTACAACGTACAAAGTAGTTCATGGACATCTTACTAAGTTGTTCAGCAAAGAAGAGAGAAAGGCTAGGACATCACGTATGTTACGTCTTGCTCGTACAGGTGAAAAGAACCCCATGTACGGGACAGAAAGTAACAAACGGTTAGACGTTATCGCTGATGGACGCGGTTACCTTATGGTTCGTAAACCTACCTGGTACACGGGACGTAAAGGAAGTCGTCATGTTTTTCAACATCACGTTGTTATGTGTGAAGCGTTGGGTTTAACACAAGTACCTGACGGGTTCCATGTACATCACGTAGATGGTGATAAGACAAACAACAACATCAACAACTTAGCCTTACTATGTGACTCAGCGCACAGTAGACTTCATAGCAGAGAACGTGCAACGACTATCTCGAAAGAGAGTAGGGTCTAGTAAACCCGAAGCGCAAGGGACACATCGAGATAACATCTGGTGTGTCATGATATAGTCTACTCCTCGTGGGAACACGAGGTATAAAGGAACATCCAACAGATACCGTCACGAGACGAACACGGCAAAGAACTACGCTCGTTGTTCTCTGCTCCTCCGGGTTGGTCGTTGGTTGTCGGTGATCAGTCTGGTTTCCAGCTACGTATCATGGCAGCGTACATGGAGATGTACTACGATGAACCCCGACTGTCTAAGGTGTTTGTCGATGGTGAAGATGTTCACCAGTTCTTTGCTGACATCTACGGTATCGATAGAAAGATAGCCAAGAACGTAACCTTCGGTTATGCGTTTGGTGCTGGTGCTACTAAGATGGCGGCTACTGCCTCACGTGGTGGCTCTGTCGTGCCTGTGTCTACTATCAAAGGTGCGCTGTCTTCACTGCAAGATAGGCTACCTGCACTACCAGCACTTAAGACACTTGTTGTCGAACATGCACGAGATAACGGGGGTGTGTTCCATGACTTACTAGGACAACGATATGTAGTTCCTGAGCTTCTGTCTAAGAACAAAAGTGAACGCGCTGCTGGTGAACGTAGAGCGTTTAACTACTGGGTTCAAGGTTTTGAAGCTACAGCGTTTAGGTACTTACAGCTTAAAGCTAGACCAGTACAGTTTGAGTACGGTGCTAAGTTAGCGTTTGTTGTACATGATGAGGTGGGTTACTTATGTCAGAGCGTGGTAGCGGAAGAGTTTGCTAAACAGATGACGAGCATCTATACAACTCGTGAAGTGTTCCCGTCTGACATGACAAGTGGTTTGACACTAGAAGCTGAGTTCCAAGTAGGACAGACATGGCTAGAGGCGAAGTAGATGACAACCTACCATACTGGTTTGTCTCCTCCGTACGAGACAGAGCAGACTGGGATAGTAAGTACTGCTTACAGTTTGGTTTAGAACTTTGGCAACTTAACGAGGAACTTGACGATGTTAAGCAAGAACAAGAGTGACTATGGCAGCACTATCTACAACCCTGACGTACGGGGTGGTTATGAGGATGACTCGACGAGACATGATGACCGTGAGTTCTGGGAGGCACACAGCGATGACAGGTAGTAACGACACACTAGAGAAGTTACACAGTGCATACGAACAAGACGTAGCTAACCGTAACGAGTACAACAGTCACGAGGAGGAAAGCGATGTTTACTACCTACCCAAGCGTAGCCAAGGAAGTACACGAGGACGTAAACCCAAACGCACCTCAGCTTAAGGATGTGTACTTTGACCATGAGACACAACAGCTTTACCTGTCGGTAGGTGATGAGTCATGGACTAACCATGACGCATACTACACCATCATCGAGTACAAGCTGTACAACCAGATGAACGAACAACAAAAGGCATCAGTAGATGTCTGGTCTTACTTCAACATCAAGTAACTGGAGACAACACACATGGCTATCTTCTACACACGTAAAGCTAACGACTACTACAACTACGGTGACAAAGACGGTCATCGCAAAGTACTAGCACTTGTCGGTATCTGTAACTTTCAGACAACCATCGAACACACAGATGGTCAGAAGTACAACAAGTTCAGTATCGCTGGTAGTTGTCTACCACAGTGGTTACTAGATAAGTATGGAGATGTCATCATGAAAGAACTACCAGGTGAGAAACAAACCATGACGATCTACGAGCTTGCCTCTAAGTATCGTGTGAAAGGTAGACCTTGTGTGTTTGTCAGTAGTGAAGAGGGTGTCATGTCCTACGAGACAACAAAGATCTTTTACCTGTTTGACTTCTTAAAGAAGAACAAGTTCAGAGCGACACCAGAAGTTATCGACTACTTGAAAGTAACCAAGGTGAACCATCCAGAACTACTACTGTACATCGACGGTGAGGAGTACACTGCTGTGACAGATAACACATACACTATCTTTGTTGATACATACAACAACCAACTAACATGGAACGGTGACTACAAACAAGGCAACGCTGATAAAGTACGTAAGTACCTTGTGTCTAAGTCGTGGGAGTACAGCGAAGAGGCTGTGTGTCGGTTGCGTGAACTATGGGACGGTACATGGACACTCGTTATCGACGGCACTGTGTACAGCCCTAAAGTCTCTGATCTAGATAAACGCGTCCGAGACTTCCTTCACCCTAAAGCTGAGACAACATATAGCAGTGTTGATGTGTTGTCTGTTATGTCTGACGACGCACCGACAACCACTAACGCTAGTGGTGGTAAGCAGTCACATCTAGGTGCAGCGTTTGAGTTACTACCACCAGATGCACTGACTCAAGTAGCAGTCATCCTTGAACATGGAGCTAAGAAGTACTCAGCATGGAACTGGTTACGTATCTCACGTAACGACCACATCCGTCATGCACTTGGTCATATCTTTGCTTACATCTCTAAGGGTGATATCAAAGATCTTCAACACGCCGCTTGTCGTTTACTGTTCGCTTTAGAAACTCAACCTAACCATGAGCAAGAAAAACCTTACCATACAAAAGGCAACAACTAACGATATACAAAGGTTCTTGTCTAAGGTTGTTGTACAAGACGGTTGCTGGGGATGGACTGGACGTAGTGTACTACCTAAAGGGTATCCTCAAGTATGGGTGAACACAGATGAACCTAAACTGTATGCTTCTATGGTTCCTATACATAAGCTATCCTTTTTTGTACACAACGGATACTTACCACCAGTAGTTAGACATAGCTGCGATAACCCTACTTGTTGTCGTCCTGACCACTTAGTACCTGGTACACCCAAAGATAACAGCGCTGATATGTTAGAGCGCGACAGAGTAGGTAAGCTTACGACAAAACAAGTACATGAGATACGTGAAGCAGTCTACTACCGTGGACTTAACAGAGACTTATCAACCAAGTATGGTGTGTCTAAACAACGGATATGTGACATACGTAAAGGACGTACCGCTAGATGCTAACTAAAAACAAACCTACGTTCGACCTGACAAGTACCAACAAGCGATGGAGAAAGTATATGAAGAAGTTTCAAAAGGTAACGATGTCGTTATGTCTTCTCGCCCTGATGGCGGGTATGACGTTACTAGCAGGGTGCGAAGAACAGACTGATACGTACGAGAACAACTTTGTAACGTGTGGCCGTGACGAACTAGGCATGTTGACTTGTAAAGGGAAACTAGACGTACGATGAAAAGACTACTAACACTACTGCTTGTACTTCCTTTGTGTCTTCCACTTGTAGCGTGTGATGAAGACAGAACAGACGAGACTATCAACTACCTCACTGGTGCTGACATCACGGAGACACGAGCAAAGAACAACTTGATCAGAAGCAAAGCAAAGAACTGGTGGAACAACAAAGACAAAACATGTGCTCCTGGTAGAGTACCAGTCAAGAACAAGTACGGTTTAACTTCCTGCAAACAAGGACTCTAACACATGACTAACAACATCACCCCTGACTTTATCAAAGCGTTCGTTAAGGTACAGTCTGAGCTACCTGCTATCCCTAAGTCTTCCACTAACCCACACTTCAAGTCTAAGTTTGCAAGTCTGGACACGTTCAACGAGCTTGTGTTACCTGTGCTTCATACGTATGGGTTCACACTGATGCAGCCTTGTTCTGTCGAGAACGATAACGCAGTCATCGACACCTATCTTATGCACGAGTCAGGTGGTTATGTTGTGTCTCGTTACCTTATCGGGTTTGACGACAACCCACAGAAACAAGGAGCACGTGTAACATACGGTAGACGATACGCAGCGTTCGCTATCCTAGGTGTCGTTGGTGATGAGGATGATGACGGTAACTCTGCTGTAGGTTTGTCTGGTACAAAGCAGACAAGTGCTGAACCAGTAGCGACACTCAAACGTTCTGGTGGACTTCGTAAACTTCAGTAAGGTATACTGCTTACGACTGGTGGAAACAGAACAGACACACAACAAGGTGAGTCAGACTTTCGTTATGTCGCATACGGACAACCTGACAACTACACCGCACTAGACTATGACCCCCTGTTAGATGATGATAGCTATGTTAACGCAGTAGAACGAGCACATCATGACAGGCAAGAACAAGGATAACGACAAACCAGACAACGATGATGACTATGAAGAGGAAGAACCCTTAACCCTTGAACAACAACGCGCAGCAAAACGAGACTACAACTAAGGACACAACACATATGCCTAGCAACAACAACCAAGCAACTTTCGGTTACGTAACGATGTGGGCTAAAGACAGCGGTTCACTTATCGCATCTGGTCAAGTCAGCTTCAAGAAAGAAAACCTTGATGCACTGTTTGACTACCTTGAGAACCAAGAAGATAAGAACGGATACGTTGCACTAGACATCGCTTTGTTCGCGGCTAAGGATGATGAGATAGGTGACTTCAGAGGAAGTGTAAAAGAGAAGTACGTTAAGGAAGAAACAGAAGCGAAGCCAGCACATAAGGCTAAGCGTTCTCTTTAGAGAGGGCAGAACATAGACTGTTACAAGAAACGCAGTGTACTTTATCAAAGACGACACACCAAGGTTGATGCTGCGTTCTCTCTAAGGCATCTAGTAGCCCCGTGAAGGGGTCTTAAGTACACGGGTGGGGTGTTAGTACCTCACCCTTTTTCATGGGGTTTATATGGCAAGTATCACCACGTTTATCGAACAGTACAACAACAACGAGCTAGAGTTAGAAGTTACTAGCTCAGACTACGACGCATATACTTCTGCTGTTAGAGACAGTTATCGAAGACAGTTTGTAAACGAGCGACAACAAGAGAACAGACTTCGTGTCTCATCCCTAGGTAAGTACGCTGTGGTTCAAGCACTACAGTGCTTTGGTGTACACGAAGATCGAGGTAACATCCGTGGTGCTCAGGCTGACATGTTCCATGTTGGCGACATAACAGAAGCTAGACTTATCGCACTGATGAAAGCGTACGGTCTACAAGTCACACATGAACAACACGAAGTGACCTGGTACGGTGTACTAGGTCACATGGACTGTGTTGTTGATGGTATGGTTATCGACGTTAAAGCAGTCAACGATGGTAACTTCAAGCGCTACCAAAAGAAGCTATCCTTAACGTACCTGACACAGATCGGTGTGTACGCTGATGCCTTACACTACGCAAACTGTGGTGTCTTACTCTACAACCGTAACACCTGTGAGTTAGCCTTAAGTGTTCCAGATCATGACGACATCAAGGAAGCACTTGAACGAGCAGAGCATATCGCTACAAGCGTAAAAGCACTTGACAGTGTGTCGGATATCTGGAACTACTTTGACACACCAGACCCACTAGAGGAGGTCTTTCAAAAGCAGAAGACAGGACGGTACTATGTACCTTACGATGTACGTTCACCATATGATGAGCTACTATACGAGACAGTAAGTGATGTCTCTGGTTACGGTAACGAGCGTAAGTATGTTCTACGTTATCGAGAACCTGATGAAGTGCAAGCACTGTATGAAGCTCACTACAAGTTAACCACGTAACGACACACCCACCTAGAGGTTTACTCTGGGTGGGTTTCCTTGTGTTCGCTTACGCTCACTGTCTTATACGTTCAGGCGTTTGATAGTCACCCAGTTAAACGCACTGCTTGTGACTAACGTATCACGAGACGCTGATGAACTGTTGAACTGGTAGCATCTCAGTGTCACCACATCACCAGCACCTAGCAACACACTACCAGTGAAGGGTGTACCGAACAAGACATCACTACCTCCTTGGCTTTGTCCTATACGTCTAGCTGGTATACCGTTCACATAGATCTCTACGAGAAGGTTGCTACAGCCAGCACTTAACAACACAGCACCAGTGAACTCATAGTAACCACCCAAACCAGCAGGTACAGTAAACGCACCTGTAGTCGAGTTATACGCACCGTCAGAGTCCCTGATCTCGTTGTTCCATACAAGCGTAGTGTATGTGTTATGAGCAAGCGCCTGTGGTGTCGTGTTACGTGTAGCGTCTACAAACGGTCTTTGGCTTTGAGACACAAAGGCTGTAGTAGCTAACCTAGTTGTAGAGTTACCAGCAGCAGGTGTAGGTGCAGATGGTGTACCTGTGAACGTAGGGCTAGACAGTGGTGCATACGTTGTCGGTAAGTTTAACCCTGCGATAAGGTTCTGAACAAACGCTGTGTTAGCGATACGTGTACTACTGTCTGTCGTTAACTGTGTAGGTACTGTTGGGTTCCCCGTAAAGGAAGGGGAAGCAGATAACGCATAGTTAGTTAACAGCGTAGACAGTGCTGTGTTTGTCACGTATGACGACAACGTAGAAGATAACTGTGTTGCGTTAACGAGGTTCACACCCCAACTGTACACAGCTTGTCTTGTCGGAGGGTAAACGATATCACTAGCCCATGACGCACCAAAGGGGTCGTTCTGTGGTGCTTGGCTACCAGTGATACTACCAGCCCCTACACCGTTAAGCTCGTACTCTTCAGCACGTCTAGTGATACGGTCTAGCTCTTTGTTCCAGTCATCACTACGGATACGACTACCATATCTTGCACCAAGGATATAGTTGGTTGGTGTTCTTCGTCTAACTTCTACAGTCGTAGAAGGTAACGCTGTACCCGTATAGGTCAAGATGGTTCTAGTCGTCTTAGTATAGTTAGCGTTACTTACGAGTACTCCGTCATGAAGTACTACAAAGTCTTTTAGTGTTAAGTCAGCGTCTAGGTTACACACTGTCACGTCTACTGTGTAACCTGTACCACTGACGGTAACTATCTTGTTACTCGTTGGCATAGTCTTTCCTTAGTTCTTGGGATGAGTCTTGTATCAGGCGTTCCATCAGTGCAGAGGGAACAGGCAAACCACGGATAGCTTGCTGTTGTTCTTGGAGTTTCTTAAACGCTCCGTCGATATCAACCTTGTTACGCTGTGCCCAGTCACGTACTCGATACGCATCGACAGTTAGTTGTATGTACTGTGCTCGTAGTGTCTCTAGTTCCTGGATAGCTCTAGGGTCTTGTGTACGGTTCGCTTCACGTACAGACTTAGACTTAGCCATGATGACTTTCTTTAGTTCGTTCCGTGCCTTCATGATGTCTTTGTACGTGTACTGGTTTCCCTCAGCGAGGTCGATAGTTCTCACCCGCAGACCAACAAGCTTACGTACGTTGTTAGCAAAACCAGACAACCGTTGTTCTGTGTAGTAGTCACTTGCTTCTGTTCGTGTGGCTTTACGGTTTGGTGTCCCTAGTAGTCCTGGTTCCGCTTCAGCTACTCGACGACCAAACTGATCTTCGATATATCCACGTCCACCAGTAGCACGGTCTAGTGCGCCGATGAGCGGGAACTTAGACAACAACCACACAACATCAGAAGGCATCTGGACACCAAACAAGTCGCGCTTAGACTTGTCTAGTTCTTGACCAGTGAACGAGTCACGACCACTGATGATCTCACTGACTGTCTTCCACGCAGGGTTGCTGTCCTTACCTAGTAGGTCTTCCATCAACTGACGTACTGTGTACTTCTGTGTCAGGTCTTCCCGTTGTTCCCAACCACTACCAGCAAAGTTACCTGTTACCCGTGCGAACTTCTCACCAGTTTCTTTAGCAAAAGTGTACGCGTCTATGATGGGGTCATAGTTAGCGCTGAACAGTACAGTAGCAAGCTTACTGTCTGGGTCATACATGATAGCTGCTGGTGTGTCGTCAAGTTCGTTCTTACTAAACCCTGCTTCAGTGATCTCTGGTCTTACACCAGCACCGTACAAGATAGACGACATACGCATGTAAGCCATAAACGCACTTGGGTTACGCATAGCATGACGTAACTGCATAGGTGGGTTCATCAAAGCATACGACGCAAAAGGTCTGACGTATCTACCGAAGTTAAGCTGTGCTTTGCCTAAGTTGGTGTAGTCGATGTAGTAGTTATCCACATGCTCAAACGCTTCGCGAAGTGTGGACTTACTATGGTTAGCAGACACAAAGCTATGAGCTTGTCGTACTGCGTCATCAAAGCCGTTACCCTTCATGACTGACTGAGCAAGACTAAACTTATAGGTTAGGTCTACAAACGTAGCAGCAGAGGCGAACGGTGCTAGACCTGTGTTCAGTAGTCGCTCAAGCTTTTTACCTGTGTACCCGATAGCACCTTTGACCCCGTTGATGGGATCTCCAAACATCTGTGCATACGACACAACATCATAAACTGCTTTAGGTAGGTTAGCCGGGTTAAGGATACCAAGTGATCCGTAGGTGTCACCGATACGGTGTCCTGCACTTAACGGTACAACGTCTTGACCACGAGACATCATGGCTTGTCTATACCACTCGCGCTTGGTCAACCACTTACCACCATCCATACGAAACTGTGCTGTGTTGTCTAGTGCGTCTAGTCCACCACGGAACAGCTTGATGAGGTCGATAGCAGTAGGGATGATGCGTTGTAAGTGACCACCACCAGCGACATAGTTGATAGTGTTAGACAACACTTGCTTAGCTACGTAACCTACGTTACTGCCTAGTAGTGCTGATGTCTGGATGTTACGAAGAAACCAGTGAACAGTAGAAGCAAACTCGTGCATACCTTTAGGTGAGACACTAAGGTTGATGAGTCCTTCTAGTTGTTCATGTACCAGTGGATGAACATACGCACCTTTGAACTGTTCAGCTAGTACTTCATCTGTACCAAACCTTGTCATGTCTAGTTCTGATAGACGCTTAAAGTCTTTGAACTCAGACGGGTTAGCAGCTACCTCTAGTGGTGTCGCTATCCATCCTGCTCTGTGTCCATCATCAACGATGCGCTTGAAGATAGCGCTATCGCCAGCAGCTTTACGCAGTGACTCACGATAACCCTGTAGTGCTTGTCCTACGTCTGTCTTGAACATATCAGACATACGTGTGTACGGTAGTTGGTACTGTTTAACGAAGTAGTCAAAGACCTCTCGACTTGTCATAGGTACTTTAGACAACACACCAGCATCAACCAGTGTGTCTACTTGTTCAGCAGTAAGGTTGTTGTGTAGTTCATCTAGAAACTTGATAGGGTCTTGGAACAGTGCGTCCCACTCAGCCTCACTTCTACCTCCAGCTTCACGCACTAGCTCTGCTCGTTTGTCGTACAGATCAGCGACAGTAAAGTTAGGGTCTTTAGTCTTCAGTGACACAAGACGTGCTAACTCTTCGTCGATGTCTTGACTTGTGATAAGTTTTGTCTTCCGTTCCTTAGCCAGTACTTTACCTAGGTTGTCTAGTCCAGACTGCTCAAGACCTGTCGCCTCACGTAACCACTTGTTCCAGTTCTTAGTAGCACCGGGTGTAAAGAACTCGCTGAGTACTACGTAGTCCTCTGGGATCAGCCACCACGTAGAACGCTCACGAGCGTGTTTAGATGTACCGATACCTGGTTTAGCGTAGCCCCCGTCCTTTTGCCACAAGAGATCTAAACGTAACTTAGCGTCATCTGTTAGTTGTCGTGCCCAGTAACCGATGTTGTTGATAGGGTCGATGTGTACACCAAGTGCTTGTGCTGTCATGCGTACTTCATCAAACACGTTAGAGGCTTGCATAGATAACTCGACAAGTCTATCTACCTCTTCATCACTAAACCCTGTAGCTTTCATCAACTTGTTAAAACGCTCGACACGTCTATCTAACCAAGCGTTAACAGCTTCACTGTTGCCTAACGCTAGGCGGGTTCTTGGTGTCTGTCCTGCTTCAACTACTTCGACAAACAGTTCATCTAGTTCTCGTCCCTTGACGTTGTGTCGTTTACCGATCTGGATAAGTTCTTTACGTAAGTCACGCATCTTACCGATAGTCGTGTACTTACCAACCACATCTACAAGACCTTCAGCAAAACGTCTTGCATCGTTAAGACCAACACGCACAGAACCAGCAGTAGTGAGGTTGTCGCCTAACCCAAACGCACTACGGATCATCCCAAAGTCTTTGGCCAGGTAGCTCTGTAGTCTGTCCGCTTCACTTGGGTTTAGGTTTATGAGTTCTGCGTTGAGTGCTTGCCACTCGCGTTGATATCCTTCAACCTTAGCTGACACTGCTGCTGCTTGTTCCTTAGCCGGATCACCGTGTACTTCTCTCAGTGCATCAAGTAGCTTGTTCTGTTGTTGCGCTCGTTTACGTAGCTCACTACGTTCAGCTTCAGACCACGAGCGTTTCTTACGTCCATGATCTGCTTGTTGTTGTGCTTGTTGGTTGGTTCTACAGTTCAACGGCATGTAGTGTCTCCTGGTAAGTTGAACATCCACTTGATAGGCATACGTTCTCTCAGTGGCTTCTGTATGGCTCTGTAACGGTCGAAAGGATGGGAGTAGATACAAAGAGACCCCAAGGTATCCAAGGGGTCTTCTAGGGGGTTATAGACAGTTAGTGTCGTTAGGTTTGTTTAGCTCACGCTTGAAGCTTTCGTATGTACGTTTGTCTGCGTCAAGTGCTTCTTGTCGTAGCTTGTTGCGTTCAGATAACGACAAACCTTCTAGTTCGTTGTCGATATCCGCAAGCTTGTTAACCTCGTCTACTAACCGTTCTTGTGCTTGTTTAAGCTCACGCTCTGCTACTTCTTGTAGCTCACTGAGCATACGTACTTTAGACTCAGCATGTGAAGCCTTAAGGAACGGTGACTCAGGGTTACGACTAGCGGCTAGGCTGTCTACGTTGAGACGAGCTACAGCGTGTTCTAGTGTGTCTTCAACTTCACCGATACCAGTACGTGCAACGGTCTTGATAACGTCTGGGTTATAGATAGCTACTGTGTCAGCAGAAGACACACCATCTATACCGTACATACGTAGTTGACTTACGATGTCACGTTGTGTCGTTAACAGTTCTTTCTCTACGACATCACCAGTGAACTTGAGTACAGCTTTATCTAGTAACGCGTACGCTTGTTTGATAGTGACACCTTCTTTGTTCAGTGCTTTGTCTAAGGCACGGACAACCTTGGGGTACTCGTACCCATAGGTAGACTCAGCAGCGTCAAGGAAGATACGCTTCATGTCGTCATCTAGTAGATGTGTGTCTTTGATGATGACAGCCGTAGGTTTGATACGTGCCTCATGTACAACACCATCACCAAACGACCGACCAGACAACATAGGTAGGTGTCTGTTAACGTCCGCTGTAGCCTTAGCAGTAGCCTCATCTACGTTCTTAGTGAGGTAGATAGCTGTGCCTAGTTCTGACCTAGACGCACCCTTAACGGGGTCAGCTTTCGCTAGGTCTAGATCGTTGACTCGTGTACCGTGGAACATAGGTGAGCCATCGTTAGCACCATCAACCAACCAGTTCGTAGAGTTACCTACAACCTGTTCTTGTTTAGTGAACACTGGGTCATCTAACAAAGTACGACCACCAGCATCAGGTACTTTGTCAAGCTTGGTAAGTGCGTTGTTCAGTTCCTTACTTACAGCTTCAAGGTTAACCTTAGCTGCTTGGTACTCATCAGATAACTGAGCTATGTTTGTCTCAACCTCAGCACGTCTAACCGTGAGGTCTAACCCTTCAGGAGACTTAGACACAAGCTCAACAGGTAGGTCTTTCTGATACACCCAAGGTTTCCAGTTACGCTCTCCGACAGCAGGGATAGCCTTCATAGGTTGTCTATCTGTTGGGACTAACTTACCGTCTCTGTATGTCATCATCACAGCTACACCGTAGTCATCAGACAAAGGTAACGTAGGTGTTACGTCCTGCTTAGGCTTAGATGAGACAGCTAGTGTCTCAGGTGTTCCGTCAGGTTTAGCTTTACCTACACGGATGATAAGGTCATCGGGTAGGTTCTCAGGGATCGGGATACCGTTACGACTAAAGATCTGACGGTAGTATGTTCTATCCTGCATAGGCACACCAGCAGACTCAAGCGCTCGTTCTATCTTGCGGTTAAGCTTAGCGAACGTGTTCACTGTACTGGGCTTAGTATCCCCAGGAAGCAGCGTTGTACCGTCTGGTAGGGTGATACGCTTACCGACCTCGATAAGAGACGCTACAGTGCGTTCTCCTCGCTTCATAGCGTTAGGGTTATAGACAGCACCAGCTTGTTCACGAGTGACTAACTTAGCAAAGTCTGCCAGTGAGTACTGTGGACTAAACACCTCAGCGTCTACAACCTTCAGTACATCAGGTGCTTTAAGTAAGGGAGACACAACAGGTGTCTCTTTATCTGTCGCACGTACCACCTTACGTACTTTTTGGTTTACCTGTGCTGCCTGACTTTGGATAACACCTGGTTCAGTCTGAACATACCCTAGTTTTTTTAGTAACGCTGGTGAGTTAGGACTTAACTTGTCAGCTATCTCTCGTGCTTCTTTAGCTATACGTCCTGCTTCATCGCCGACTGCTTTGAGTTTGTCTAGTTCGTTCAGCTTCTTAAGACCATCATCAAGACTGACAAGACCTTTAGCCATCTGGTCTATGATGTCTTCACTTGCCTTGTCTAGTTTACGTAGGTCTGGTAAAGGTTCACGTGCTTTAAGTGTAGGCAGTGGTGTACCTGGTGCGTTAAGTTCGTCAAGTAACTTAGGTGATGTACCTTCTGGTAGAGCTTTGCGTGTCAAGTCAGCAGTCGTGAACTCACGAGCAGGAGACAACAAGCGTTGATCCTCGGCACGTTTAAGTACATCTTCGTACTCTTTGAACAAACTATCGACACCATCAACCATACCGTTGATGATCTGTTCAGGTGTGCGTTGTAGTTCAGGAAGAGGTACACCTTGTTTGTCGTAAGCTTGGAAGGGTATCTTTAACTCTTCATCAGGACTTGGGTTAAGTCTTGGTGTGTTAGGGTCAGTGCCTTCCAGCTTAGGTCTTAACTCTCCTGTGATGTCTGTAGCTTGTACCTCTACTGCGTCAGGACGGGACACACGACGCTTGAAGACACGAGTATCAGACACAGTAAACGCTGATGGCGGAAGCTCGGTGTAAGGTACAGTAAGTGCCTCAACCTCTACAGTAGGTACATCTTCTGGTCTGATACGTACAGTAGTGTTTACCTTATCAAAGGTAGCTTCACCAAGATCGATAGGTCTGTAAGGCTTACCATCACGGAACGTACCTTGTACACTTCCATCACCAGACACAACATAGATAGGTGGTTCTGGTTCTACAGAAGGACGTGGTTGTGACGTTTCAGGTAACGCAAGACGTTCAGGCGTACCAGGTAGTTCTTGCTTGTATGGCTTAACCAGTCTGTCTGGTTGTTGAACTACTGGTTTGTCGTCAGCGATGATACGACCAAACTCGTCACGTCCTGATGGTGGAGTAACGATAACCCGTGGTTCAACAGGTTTAACCTCCAGTACCTCTGGTGCTTGTCTCAGTCCTCGGTTAGCTGGTGGCAGTTGGTATGCAGGGTTGTTGATACCTTGTGCTGGTGGTAGTCGTCTAGTTGGTGCTGCTGTGCGACCAGGAGGAAGCTTAGGTACTTCTGGTAACGGTTTACGAGTAACGACAACCTCACGTACAGCTTGACGTGTTGTCTGTCTTGTCGCACCTTGAACAAGACCACCTAAGAGTTTTTCACCTAGACCACCAGTAACGATGTCAACGCCTAAACCACGGAAGACACCACCAAGTTGATAGTCCTTTGATAGGTAGTCTTGTTGTCTACGTTGTCTTTCAGCTTCACTGATGCCAGGTACAAGTGCGGTAGCTGCTCTGATGGCTATCTCATCTACAGTGTTACGTTCTCGTCGTACGTTCGTACCTTGTGTGATACCTAACCCTAGTGTTGTGGTTTCTTTCTCACGACCAGGTAAGGCTAGTGTGCTTGGTTTCTCGTACAACTGACCAAAGGGTTCTACACGACCACTAGCATCACGTCTACTGTTTGTCCCTGTTGTGTTACGACCAGACAAACCAGCCACGGTGTAGCTGTTGTTACGTAGTTGTTGGAAAAACCCACTAGGGTTAGCGTCGGTAAGTGGTGCTTGTCCTTGAGCTACTGGTGAGTTCTGTTGCCATGTTTGTCCTACGGCTTGTGCAAACTTACCAGGGTTCATGATAGCCCCAAAGAGTCCACCAGACTTATCTAGACCACTGCCTAACGCACCAAAGATGTTAGCTGCATCAGCTATACCACCTTGTACTACGGCTTGTGGGATGTTCAGTAGTTGCATACCACCACCGATAAGTCCTTGTCCGAACTCACCAAACTTACCTTTGAAGATGTTAAAGTCGTTTCGTTTAAGTTGTACCCAACGTCCTGTCTGTTTGTCGTAGTAACCTTCGGTCTGCTCTGGACTACCCCACCACGGTTGGTTCTGTGACGTTGGAGCAAAACCACCAGACACAGAGGGGTCTAGTTGTGGTACACGAAACGCCTGAGACAACATATCTGTAGGTCGCATCTGGGTGGCTTGCTTCTGTGCTTCAGACACCCAGTGGTTAAAACGTTCATCACTTACAGTGTTACCAAACACCAAGGGGTCAGCAGTACTGTACACTTGTTGTCCTTGGTACGGCTGTACGTCTGCTGATGGTGTGTTAAAGTCCTGTTGAGGGTAAACAGGTAGTCGTAGCGTTGGACGTTCCTGTTGTAGCGGTTCACCAGGAGCTACTAACGGACTGTAAGTACCTGGTTCTCGTTGTCCTGCGATACTGTCGATGACATCTGAGGGTACGTCACTACTTGGAACAACAGGAGGAACATCGATACTTCCGCTATCAGTAGTAACAGGTGTGCGTACAGGCTCGGTCGTTGGCTTTTGTTGTACTGGTTTTGCATGTGCTTTACTCGCTTCCTCTAGTATGGCTGTGAACTCTGCTTGTGATGTTGGTTCTTTCACTTTGATACTAGGCACATCTATCTTGTTGTCGTTAGGTTTGTTCCCTATCAGTGGTTCACTCATACATCACCTGTTTTGTTTTGACAGTGACGTATGAGTGTTTCCCCTTTTTACGCTACGCGTTCGTGTGGTATGAAGTCACCTTGAGCAAGCATCTGCTGACATAAGGTACACCCATCGTTAGGTCTAGTATCTACCTTAGACATAGCACGTGCTTGTCTGTTACCTCTTGGGTCGTAGTATCTACGTCCTGCGTGTCGTCCCATCTGTGACTTATACTGACCTAGTGTCACTGCACCACCATAACTATCTGGTCTTCCGACAGCACCAGTGTACACAGCACTTGCTAGATCACCTGGTTCCTTCATGTTCCCGATAGCTCCGACATCACGTAAGTAGTCCTCTACTAGGCGTAGTTGTTGTGTACGTGTCATGGCTTCCATCTCACCTCGACTGTACCAACGACCACCGATAGTCTTACCACCTGGTCTATCTTCATCATCATAGAAGTGAAGTAGACCACTAGCAGGAGCACCACCGTAGTTCTTACTACGAGGATCAAAGGTTCCATCTGTTTCGTGTGCTATGACATCAGCAAGCCACTGAGCAGGGATACCGATACGGTCTGCTGTTTTAGCCAACGCAGCAGCAAACTGTTTGTCTTGAGCCAGCACAGAGTAACCGTAGTTAGCATCAGGGTTGTTACGTTTTGGGTAGTCCTTGATGTTTGTGCTGTTTGCGTTGTACCGAAGTGGTGATGATGGTTTGTAGCTGGTTGGTGTTGGTGCTGGTTTCGTTGGAGACATAAACTGGAACTTCCCATCACTACCGACAACCAAGTAACCACCAGTTACCGGGATAGCGTCTTTAGGTATGTTTACTGGTCGCTCTTGTTTGTTGTCTCCTGACCGAGCACGAGCTACTACAGCGTTACTTTGTATGGTTGTAGCCCATGAGTACGGGTTCATCAGTCGTTCGTTCTTGTCTCGTACTTCCCAGTGGATGTGAGCACCAGATGTACGACCACTACCAGGTTCACCGGGGACACCACCAGATAACGCGAGTACTTGACCTGCTGATACCTTTTGACGTTCAGCTACCTTGATACGACTGTTATGAGCAAACAGATGGTATGTACCGTCTGTGTACTTGACCTCAAAGAAGTACCCATAACCATCAGGATCAGATGTTTTGTCTACCCGTGTTACTTCACCGTCTAACATAGCGACGATAGGTGTACCTTTAGGTACGGCTAGGTCTTCACCAGCATGACTATGTGTGCCTCTGTCTTGTCCGTAGTTGTTCCACACATGTACGTTAGCCGATGTAGGGATAGGTAAAACCGCAGTACGCCCACCTACGTTGACTTTCTTCAACTGGGGCACTCTAAAAGGGGGTGTAGTACCTCCGTTACCTATCATGTCTTGAGCGTCCTGCTGTGCTCGTTGTCGTTCTACTGCTTCGTTTCGCTTCTTACGTGCAGTGTCTAGAGCCGTACTACTGAACGTACCATCAGGGTTAAACCCGTACTGTTGTAACTGACGACCTAGTGTGTCTGCCTCCTCTGTCCGTGCTCGTAGTTGGTCGCGTAAGCTTGAGATCACATCTTGTCTTTTAGAAGACAACATCTGACTAGCTTCGCGTAGTCTTTGGCTCCACTCTGCTTTTGCTACGTCGTCTTGTTGTGCCAGGTCTTGTGGGTTAGTTGCTAACATATCCTTAAGCCACGGCATAGAGCCAAGGATACCAGCACGTGACTCAGGTTTCATAGACCGCAACAAACTGAGTACACCCTCAGCGTCATCACGCTCTACGTTACGGATAGCAGTAGCGATACTTGCAGACTCTACTCGAAGTCCGTCACGTTTTTCTTGGAACTTCTGAAACGTCTCGACAACAGACAACACAGCTTTACCGTTACGTGTATCACCGTACGTCTGTTTGAACCGTCCAAGCTCAGCGGGGTTGTTTACCAAGTCGTAAGCCAAACCACCGACAACCAAGTTATCAAACTGAGCATCACCAAAGCGTTGTATCTCACCCTTCTTACGAAGCTCGACAGTATCTTGACGTGTCTGTTCTATCTCGTTCATCCGCTTCTGCATCTCAAGTGGATCAGAAGCCTTCAGGAAAGCAGGGTTGATGTCGTACTGATCAGCAGCTACTACACGTTGAGCTTCGTAGTGTCCTCTATCTCCATCAGCTTGATACTTCTGAAGTAACTCGGCATCTACTTTACTGAACGCTGCGTAGTTGTTTACCTTACGCATGATACCTGCTTGTGCTTCACCTGACTTAAAGCTAGATGCGTTTACAAGGGTAGCTGTGTAGGTAAGCAGTGCTTGTCTGTCTTTAGCGCTTAGGTTCGGATCTGAGACTATCTGCTGTAACTGTTTGTCGATACGGTCTACATACTGTTTCTGTTCGTCTGGTGTTACAGCCTTAGCCAAGAAAGAAAGGTCGTTAGACAGATATGTACCTAGCTTTTGTCTACGTTCCTCTAGTTGAGCATCAGCTACTTTGTCTGTCTCCTCTCGTAGTCTACGTGCGTTCTCGCCTTCGATAGTCTGTAACGTACTGTAGAAGTCGTTATAGACCTTGGCTCTGTCTTCTGACTTAAGGTTGAACTTAGTCATCAAGTCGTCGAACCTACGCTCTACCGTAGTACGACCACCTGGTTCGTTACGCATGGTGTTCTGTGCGTCTACTTGTAGCTTACTTACTTCACGTAGTGCATCTGCGTAGCTCTTATCGTACTGTGCTTTCTTAACAGCTTGGTCACGTTTGTCTATCTGGTCAAGGATAGCAGCAGCACCTTTAAGTAGACCACCAAAGTTGTCTTTGTTGACAGACACACTAGACATCTCAGCCTGTGCTTTAGTCTGCTCGACAGCAAGTGAGCTTTGGGTCATCTGCTGTGTGATCTGTGACTGTTGTTGTACTGACTGCTGTAAGAAGTTGCCAGTGTTGTTGATAGCTTGTTGAGCGATGTTAAGACTAGCTGTGGAGGTATCCACACCAGTTACAGGCTTAACACCTGGCTGTGGTACTGAACTTGTTGTTTGTGGTGTATCTGTTCCTATCAAACGTGGCATACTAGGCGTTACCTCCGTAAACGTTATAGTCGATAACATCGATACCAGTAGTACTGGGTTTAAGAGTCGAGCCACTTGGTAAACCTGTGGGGATCATAGGGTACAAAGCACCTGGATCATAAGACCAACCTTGGTTCTTTACTGGTTGAGTTTGTTGGCTCTTAAACAGGTACGGTGCTGATACGTTAAACAACGAACCAGCAACCGATAACCCACTGAGTAAACCACCACCACGAGCACTGCTTTGCATAGCTTGATAGTTAGCTTGTTGTGCTCCCTGTGCTGCACTGAGGTTGTTTAGCTGTACTCCGTAACCCATCTCTGAGAACGCTTTATCGATGTTCATCTGTTGGTCACGTAGGTTACTTTGTGTGTCTAAGACACCACGTGCTGACGACAAACCAAGTGCGTTCTGTTGTTGCTGATAGCTTAAGTTTCTATCGTTAAACTGAGACATAAGTTGTGAGTACTCAAGTCCGCTTTGTGTTTGTTGTCTTTGGTTAGCGACTTCACTTAACCCAAGTTGTTCGACTAAACTACTGATCTCACTGTTGTACATCAGTTGTTGTAAGTCATCCTCGGTAAACCGTCCTGCTTCTACCTTAGCTTTTAAGGCTTGAACCAAGTCTCGTGTGTCGTTACTGAGGATACCAGACGTTACACTGTCACCTTGGTTGTTTGCACCCTGCATAGCTAACATAGCAGCACGTTCTTTGTCTCCAGCTTCCAGTGCTTGAGCTACCTGCTGTAGTTGACTTGTTACCTGTTGGTTAGCTTGTTCTGACTGACTTAACGCAGCACCCTGCCTAACTCGTGACTGTTCACCTACTGCGAACTGCTCACGCTCTAGTGCTCTCATGGTGTCTTGGTATCTGGCTTGCTCTTGTAGTGTCTGCTGTTTGTTAGCGAACACTGCTTGAGCGTTACCGATAAGCCCTTGCATCTCTTGTTCAGACAACGCCATACGAGCAGCAGCATCCTCAGTACGGTACTGTACCTCAGCTAGTGCTTGTTGTTGTCTTGTGTACTCTTTCTGTTGCTGTAGTGACTGCTTCTGTAGTTCATACTGTACTTCTGATGCGTACTGTTGAACCTGTGCTTGTTGTCTTTGTATCCTTGCCTGTTTGTTGGACTGACTGATACCCGCAACAGTAGACATTACACCTACCGCTGCGTTTACTGGACTTGCGATATAGCTAACCCTCCTTAAGCAGGTAACCTGCCCATATATCTAAACCTGGATGTATGTCTATGCTTTTTGAGTTTGCAACTACGTTGTAAGGTACAACCCAGATATGTCCTTCACTGCTAACAAAAGCAAAGTAGTCTACGACGCCTTGATATGATGTTTTACGTCTAGGTGTAGGCCTAAAAGAAAAAGATGTAGATCTTGACTTACCGTTACGACGGCTACCGTGCTTTACTTGAACTTGTTGCCAGTTACCTTTGTACTTAACAAGATAGTCATAACCAACATCTAGCACTGGTTTAGCTATGTCTAACCCTTGTTTAAGACAAACAGATGCAAAGTAACTTTCTGCTGATGCACCTAGATAGTGTGTACCTACCTTATCTGCCATGTTTTAGTTTCCTCCTGTGTAGCGTTTACCACTGAGTCTTGCATCAACCTGATAACCACAGAGTTTCCACGAAGCCTCATCAAACGACCAGACACCTATCTGATAGTTGTACCCGACACCTAGTAGTGCTTCCTTAAAGAGCGCGTAACGTGTTGACTGTAAGTTTGTTGGGTCTACATCAAAGAACGCGTTATCCCACACTAGGTCACTAAAGCTATAGATGTCGTAAGAAGTCTCAGACGTGTTCTCACTGTCGTATGTGACAGAGATGTTAGCGTTAGCTCGTGTCTTCCACTTACCAACTAAGTCATCTACATCCTGACCAGAAGCCAGATCACCGATAGTGTAGACAGGTAGCACATCTTCGTTGTCGAAGTACAGGTACACATGCTTCACCTTTTTCAGGTTAGACAACGAACCAAGCAGGAACATAGGAGACTGGTAGTACGAGATGTACGCGTTACCAACCTCTACTACTGCGTTAGTCAGTGTGTCAGTAAAGGTCAGTGTTGAACCGCTTAGTGTGTAGTCAGTGCCCTGTATCTGAAGTAAGTTGTTTACCCACACAGTCTGTGCGGTTGTCTCGTCAAACGTTACATCACCTTGATAACTGACGTTAACAGGACAACGAGGTACTATGCTTACGGTCTTACCGTCACCTGGGTCAGACAACAAGTAGATAGCTTTTCCTTGTTTAACCCAGTCAGTACCAAAAGATAAACGTGTACCGTTGACGTAGATAGACAAGTCTTCTACGTTGTCGTAAGGCACTACTTGAAGATCTGTAGGTAGCTCATACCGCTGTACGGCTAGTGTTGTCGTACCTGAGACAGATATGTTAGAGATAACTGGACTGTTCCAGAAAGGTGCTGTCCATGTGTAGATACCGCTGTTAGCTGTCAGTACGTTACCCGTAAAAGAACCACACTTGTTAAAGAAGTCTACGTAACGACTTCCGTATAGCTTCAACATACAGACAGTACCACCGTAGGCAACCATCAGTAAGAAACTATCACCAAGGACAGTATCAACATATGGATGTCCTGTGTATGTTTTGAACCCTCCTAGTGTGTCGTACTGCGTCCATGAGTCACGAAACGTGTTATAGACATACAAAGCACTAGCTACTGTTGTCTCAGAACCACGAGGTAGAGCTACATAAAGTACCTTACGGTTTTGATCAAAAGACATCCAAGCAGCGCTAGAAACAGCAGTACTTGTTGTCTTACCAAACACCTTACGGATCTTGATAGACTTCTCGATAGCTTGGTACTCACCGTCTTCTACACGAGGTGTCAGGTTAAACACACCACTATCAGACAGATAGAACACAGCAGTATCAGTACGTACGACACTGAAGGGGTTAACAAGACCTAGTGATGAGATGTAGTTCACGAACCGTCTAGCTGGTGAGATGGTTGCATCACCGCCGTTAGCTCTAAACGTGGCTCTACGAGTCAAGACAAACAAAGATGACTGCCACTCGACCAGACCAGTTACGTAGTCGTCTGCTTGAGATGACGACACAACAAGGTCAAAGGGGTCAGAGTCTAGACCATCAAGGTCATCTGTAACCTGAAAGAAGTTGTACTTAACACCACCTTCTACCGTGTCACCAGTCGCACTGAAGACAACACGTGTAGGGTCGTTGGTGAAACCACCAAGTACTAGACGTGACTGGTAAACGGTAGCGATACGAGGGAACTGACCAGTACCGTAGTTAGCCCACAGTCCAAGACCGTAAACCTTAAAGTATCCACCTTGGACATACGCGTTATCTGTTTGTGTCGCTGCACTGCCGATGTATGTTCTGTCTACGTTTGTGATAGTTACTGCTGCTGTTGGTGAGATACCTAGTGGTGTCGCACCTGTAAACGCTATGTAGTAAGCAAGATCACTAGCGGATGTACACAACGTACCATCAGCCTTGTACAACGCATACGCTCTGTTTGTTCCTGCTACTGTGCTGCTGTAGTTTGCAGACAAAGCAGTACCGTCTACAGTGACTCGTAAGTTAGCACCAGTAGCGCCGTTACCGTAGTTAAACCGTAGCTCTCGCTGTCTTAACAGATGTACCGTTTCAGGTGGTTGTGGTGTTGGTGTACGAGTATCACCAAACGTAGCAAAGAACGGGGAAGTGTTCAGGTATGCTGATGCTCCTACGTTGTAGACAGAACCATCACCCCACCCATACGAGTCTGCGTTAGCTGGTTGTCCTGTGTTACTGAACGTGTACGTGTCGTTGAACGTAGCAGTCTTGTACAACAACATAGGGTATCGACCATACGTACCTTGTATGGTGTCTAAGTCGCTTCGTAGTGCAGCAGGGATAGCTACAGACTGGTCAGCTTTGTTCACGTTGAACCTAGACACAGCGTCATAGAACCTGTCACCAAACCAACGCAAGGACTCAGCCCACCACGACCACACAGGTAACACCAAGTCAAAGGTCATACTTCCAGACCATGACGGTAAGTTACTGATAGTCAGTGCTCTGGTTGTCGAGTTATACGAGTACGTAGCACCACTAGTGAAGTTACGGTTCATGTACAGGATAGGTGTGTCGTACTGAAACCTAGAAGCGTTCGGGATCACTACAGTTGTCGTAGGTGAACCACTTGTAGTCGTAAAGGTTTGCTCTACGAACTTGACCTGTACAGGTGTGTTTGTCCCAGTCAGGATGAGTACACGAGGTTCTACGTCCGACAACAAAGTGAAGTACGGTTTAACGTTAGCTGCGGCAGCGGAAAACACGTTACTAAAGCTCTTGTAAGCCCCTACTGCTTTGCCGATAACACCAGCTACTTCAAGCAGCCCACCAGACTTAGTAAGTACATAGTCGTACCCAAGCACAGACTTAACAGGAAACGTGTACACAGGCGTTGTGTTGGCATACTTTAGTAGTATCTCCGTTCCTTGTCGTTTACTGACGTTACCGCTTACGTCTACATCTACGTTAAGTAGGTTTGGGCTGTCCTCATACGGGATGTTTAACGGTGACGCTGTAGTGTTTAGACCACCAAAGTTACTTGACCTGATACCAAGGTCATCACCTTGTTGTGTTCGTCGTTCAAAAGAGTTAACCATAGCTTAGCGTCTCCGTCTGCGGTACATAGAAAGTTGTTGAGTCGGTGCTTTACGTTCGTTGTTGCGGTACTGTTGGCTAAGGATCTCGTACTCGTTGTTAAAGTACGCTGCACCTGATGTGTCGTCTAGGTGTCGCAGTGCCATGAGGTAAGACGCACGTTTGATAACCAACGGCATGTAACGTTCTGGTAAGACAGAAAAAGTAGAGCTATCTTGACTAGGCATCGTTAGTGTCTGTAAGACATAAAACCTGATGCGCTGTTGTGCTTGACTGTCTTCCGGGTATGGGTTCAACTTGACACGACCGTTAGAGGTCATGGTGTACCACATAGCGTTGTCGTCAGTGCCCGTGTATGACGTGATAGGTTGTTTGTCGTAGTCGGTAAAGTCCACCCACTGAAGCTCACGGTAGCCTGTAGTTTTATCACCACACGACACAGTAAAGAGTCTTTGGATGTCTCCAAGGTACGCTTCGTCTTGTGTCCATGAGATAGCAGGGATCTGGTTGTAGAGCCAGTCCCAAGTATGGATAGCCTCTACGTCTCGTAGTGCTTGCCTAAAGACATCCTTAAGTCTGTCTCCTGTAGTTCCTGATAGCTGTAGTAACGGACGTTCTCCGATAGAACGCAGTACCTCGTTACTTGCTTGTAGTAAAGTTGTATCACTCATCTGTTTGTCTTTGTGTGACTTCCAAACAGGAAGAGTGTTGTCTCAACTTGAGTCTTATCTGTGTCTCAAGCGAGGATGCCCTAGAAGGGGCTTGTAAGTTTTAAGGGTATAAACACACCAGCGAAGGTCTAGAGGGGTCTTCTTGAGGCGATAAGACACCACACAGTAACACGACAACAAAAAACCCCCTTGGTTCACACCTTGGGGGTTACTTTTACTTGCGCTTACGTTTAGCTAACCAGTCTTTGATGCCGTTGATAACCTTAGAGATAAGCCAAGAGATACCTTGTTTGTCGTCCATAGTTAGATACCTAAGTGATGTATACGTCTGTGTCCTGTAACTGCTTTGTGTTGTGGCATATAGGAACCTAACTCAACTGTATCTTTAGTGTATCGTTAAGTTCCTAAAGTCTCAAGATCGATATGATATATCAGATCCCAGACGTATGAAGCAAAACGCAGTGGTCAGGTCGAAACACTTTAGCACCGTATACGCAGGAGGTTACAAACGCATCTGCGAGGTACATCGTTTCACGGCTAGACTCAGACTTAACGTTTTGTTGAACGCCAACTGCTAACCAGTCAGGATGACAGACAACAGCAGTAGCCCAACGGTTAGCACCGCCAAACGAACCGAGAGTCTGACCACCATCAGCAGCAGTAGCACCAGCACCAGAGAAGACCGGAAGACCGAAGTAGGACAACGACACAGCGAGATCACTAGCAGAACCGGTGTTGACTACGTTAGCCGTACCAGCTTGATCAGGAAGGTAAGGGGAACCAAGCACACCAGGTGTAGGTTGTGTCGGAGCACCTTGACCGTTTACATATCCGGTTAAGCTGTTGATACCGATCTGCGTGGTAACGATAACTTCCATACCGAGGATAGTACCGACAACACCAGAAGTAACAGGCTTGACTTGCGAGAAGTCTACACTGATGAACTGGTTGATGCTCAACAAGTCGATGTACTGAGCAGGAGACACCATAACGATGCGTCCTTCTTGAGGTACATCAGCTTCATCAAGCTTCTGCTTAGCCAACAAGAGAGCAGCGTAGGTTAACGGTGCAGGGGTTCCAGTGAGATGAGCGTTGACAGTACCATCACCTAACGTGGTGTCGTAGCTGTAGATACGCTGAGACGGGAACGCGTTGATCACTGCCCGGTGAGCAAGTGCAAAGTTATCCATGTCACGAGCTAACGCATAACCAGCTTCCTTGGTGTAGTACTGACGAAGCGTATACGAAGCTTGCGTGTTCACGATGTCCTCGATCATGAACGAACTTTCTTTGTACTTAGTAACAGTGAAGGTGAACTCACTATCAGTCCGTGCTTGCAAGTTAACCGGGGTCTGCGGTTGTTTGTCGTAGACAGCAGCACGTGAGATGTTCGGGATGTGGATAAGATCACCCTTTTTCCCTTCAAAGGGGATCTTTTTAGTAGCCTCAAGTGCAGCAAACTTCTGGTCACGGAACATCCGTACTTCAGAAGACCACACTTCAGGGATAAAAACTTGAACGTTAGAGAGGTCAACAGCGCTACCTTTGTAGCCACCTGTACCTTGGATAGTTGCCATGTTGTTTTAAGTCCTGTAAGTGTTAGCGTTTTACTTTGCCGAGTGCGTAGGCTCTTAGAACGTTGTCTGCGTGTTTCGCGTACTCGGTTGGGTTTTTCTGTAGTTCTCGTATCTGTGCTTCCGTGTACCAGTACTTACTGGAGGAAGTTACAGAGCTAGTAGAGTTGCGGTCTAGCTTTGGTGTGTTCTTTGTTCGTCCAGATGACTCAAGACGTGCCCAGATAGCGATAGCACCGTTTACGTTGTCGTACTGTGTTTGCTTATCTGGTGGTAGTTTTTCCCAGAGTTTACGCACCTCTAGTAGACGGTTTTCAACTTCCTTGTTGTCTACGCCCCAGTGACTAGCAAGTTCGTTGTGCATCACACGCACTTGACGCTCTACCCGTTCTTGGTGAAGCTCTTGGATAAGCTCCTTAGCGTCATCAACAGACATACCAAAGGTTTGTTCAAACTGTGCTGAGAACTCAGCGGTAGGCTGTTGTTCATCCTCACTAGGTTGTTCAGTCCCTTCGTTGTCTAACGTCTCAAGTAACGCGTCTAGGTCGGCATCGACATCACTACTAGGTACTTCATCTAGTGCCTCAGTCTCCAAGTCCTGTGTGTCTTCAAGTGACGGGAGTTCGGGCAAGTCTTCGCTTTGTGACGGAGCGTCGTAGATAACGGTAGCTCGTGACGGTTGCAGTGGTGCTGCGTCTTGTGTTTGCATACTACTACTGTGTTAGTTGTTGTTCGCTAACGTTCGGAGTAGTAGCCATCAGTTCTTGTTGCATCTGGTCTGCGTTTGGAGTGCCGTACATCTCAGACATCATCTGTGTACCTCCATCAGCCTGTAGTTGGTTTTGAAGCATGTTAGACATAGCTTGACCACCTACATCCTTAGCCTGAGACAACAAAGCTTCCTGCGGGTTAGCTGGTGCTTGTTGGTCTTGTTGCTTGAGATATGCTTCTGGTTCTTCAAAACCCCAGTGTTGTAGTAGGTCAACCAAGATACGTTTGTAGTCCACTAGCTGTCCCATCTCAGGTACTTGTGCTACAGCTTGGATAAACGTAAGTCTATCTTCGATGTACTGTTTGCGCTCGATAACGTGGTCGCTTCCGATAGGAACTAAACGTACTTCTTTTTGAAGGTCTTCTACATCAAGCTCATAGTACTCATACGCACCAGCTTCATCACCAGCGACACGAACCATACCAGGTTGGTCTGTGAACTGCTGTACAAGGTGCATCACCTTTTCAAGTAAGACAAGAAGTGATGTCTCCTCGATATGTTTGTGGATACCGCTAAGTCTGTTACCACCAGCTTCACGTACTGCGGCTACTTCTGCTGCTGTTACACGCTCACCACTACGAGCAGCGTTAGCACCTACGTAGTTACCAGTACCGAAGTTTTTATCGATAGTGGACTCTAAGAAGCTTGACTCTTGATAGGTGATACTGAAGTTAGATGACTGGTTTGCAAGTGGTTGCAAGTCACCGTGGTCTGACACCAAGAACACCTTACCTGGCTCGGTGTAGACATCTTCGGGTTGCAAAAGACCGTCAGACCTGAGAGTGTACATCTGGTCGATAGCAAGCTCAAGGTTATCAAGTCGTTGGTTGGTGATGATGTTGAGTTCATGAAGCATCCCTAAGTTAGGCTGTAACGCACCCATAGCATATGGTTGTCTTGCTGTTGGGATGTACGTACCGATGACAAACGGACGACCACACCAGTATGGGTTCTGCTCAAAGCGTAAGACCTCGTTACCCATGATAGTTACGACAACATCATGGTACGTCTTGTTTTCTAAGTGGATATCTCCCCAGTACTCAAGCAGTTCTACGTTCTGATGAGGCGACCACAACGAAGTGGTTACACCTTGGAACGTAGACAACATATCTTGTTTGGTGTCTGATGTGTCCTTACACTTGTGTTCTACGACATCAAGTGGGTCTACACCGTAGTAGTAACCTTCAGACAACAAGTTAAGGATGTCTGCCTTAGTTTTTGTGAGCTTACGGATAAACGCACCACGGTTAGGGTCAGTAACGTTAGGGTCATAGAAGCAGTCAAACATATCCAGTACTTCAAAGTCTGGAGATGACTTAACTTCACGTTCTTCTGAGACAACCTCAAAGGTTGGCTCATCCTCGAACAGTGGTGTACGTACTTGTACTTTCTTCTTAACTTCTGCTGTCTCTACACGCCAAGGTAACGCTAGTACACTGTTACCAGTGATCAGTAGTTGTCTAAGGAAGTTAGCGTAAGCTGCTCTAAACTTACCTTCTGTTAGTTTGTCTTGTACGTATCGTTTGATGAGCCTAGACACAAGTAAGTTGTCTTGACCTGGTTTAGCAGGCACGACATCAAACCAGTTCTTGTTCGGAAACGTCGCCGACATAAGGTATGCGTGGATAGTCTCGATAGCCTCAAACGCTTTACCCGTAGTGATCTTGTGTCGCCAGTCTGCGTTAACATCACCGACACTACGTAGTACCTGGTCGCGTAGATAGTCTTGTGCCTCTGGCGTAGACAGATACATACCCCAAGCTTCTAACCAAGTCTCTTCACATACTTGTCGAGCATCGCAGAAGCGTTTGTACTCTTTCTTGACGTATGAAGACACGTCATGTGTTTCGTCATAGGTCTGTCTGTTTTTGTCTGTAGTGGTTGTTGCAAGCTTCATCTATGAACCTCTAAGTAGTTTACAGCTTCCTTGAGTAAGTCAGGGTTATCGTTAAACTGTCCTAAGCCTGTGTTGCACTTAGAACAAAGCAAGCCACGTACTTTGCCTGTGTCATGGTTGTGGTCAACTACAAGGGTTTTGCCTTCTGCTTGTGGGTTTCTACATACCGCACAGCAACCGTTCTGTAGTTGAAACAGTTTGTTATAGTCGCTCAACGACAACCCATACCTGCTTTTGTAGTGGTACTGTCTCTTACGGCTTTCGTTGTAACCGTTAGTACACTCGCGACAGTAGTGACTGTACCCGTCTTTCTGTGTTCGGTTCTTGTTAAAGGCTTTATGCTCCTTAACTTGACTACACCGAGTACACTTCTTCATGCTCTACCCCCGCTTATGAGTAGTTAACGCCTTCCACCGTAGCGGAAGTTGTACACTTTGGCGGGAGTAGCGCTTCTACGCGTTCCTTCTTTCCTAGTTGGTGTAGATAGCTCACAGATGATGGCAAACGTATCTACGACGTCGTCGTGTTTAGATAACGGAAACGAGTCAAGTTCGTCTTTTAACTCCGGCATGATGGCTAAGTAAGACTGCATATAGATGCTCTTGTTAGTCCAGTGAGGCTCAAGCATGGCTGTGATACGTCCTTGTTTGTCTCCCTTCGGTCTGTACTCACGTATAGCTAGTGGTCTGTGTGTCTTAAAGGCATCCTTAACCTGATACGACAACAAAGCAAAACCACCGACAGTCTCTAGCGTTACTGCGTTAAGTTTGTACTTGTCAGCTAGTGTAAAGATGTGCTTGATAGTTTCACTAGGTGTGAACTTACCTGCCTTGACATCAAAGATGTACAGGTTCTTATCGTTGTCGTAACCACCTACGGTCAGCACTGTGTTGTCTGCTGTCTTTTTCTGAGACACAGCAGGGTCTACAACAAGCATAGGTTTAACACGTACCTTGTATCCATCTCTGTTGATAGACACAAAGCCATCATCTGAGACATCAACTGATGCCGGGTGAAAGTACTGTACGTTCTCTTGTGGTAAAAGCTGTTCGTCTGCTGTAACGATACGGTTAAGGTACTGTGATGCAAACCGTCTAAAGCTGTTTAGTCGTCGTTTGATGTTCTCGACAACCTCAGCGTCAAAGCGTTCTTCCCACAGGTATCCGTCTTTGTCGTCTTCACCGTTCTTGTAGATGTTACACATGAACGAACGGATACCAAGGTACTCAGCCTCATCAAGCAAGTAACCGTAGTAGTCCCACTGGAAGTAACGTGTACCAAGGATAACAGCTTCATCACCTACAAAGTCAGTGAACTCACACTTGGTCTTTCCGACAACCAAAGCACCAGCCTTGTTAGCTACTGGGTTGTAGTGATAGACGTGTTCCTGTCGTGGGTCTAGGACAGACTCAAGGTCACGAGTCCACTCTAGGATGTTTTCTGCTTTGTCTTCAGTCTTACTGTTTTCAAAGTCAACGATGTCATCAAGGATAAGTAAGTCATAGTGATCTCCAGTTACAGTCGTACCGATGGAAACAGTCTGTACTGTAGGTTCTTTCATCACTGTAGGTCTGATGACCTGTAGTGCTTCCATAGACCAGATAAGCTTTGTGTCGTCAGTCAGTGTAGCTAGTGCTTCGTCGTAGTCTACGTTGTTCCGTTGGCTGTTACGCTTACGTCTATCGCTTGCACTTAACGCAGGAACTAACGCACCTTCGATATGAGGTCGAACGTTCCATACGTTTTGCTGTAACCAGGTGTCTTCAAAGTACTGTCGTAGCTCACGGATGAAAGCTCGTGATAAGCGTTTAAGGTTTGTCCCGACAAGAACTCTGATGTCAGGGTTTCGGTAGATACGCCATAAGACATACAAGACAGAACAGACGGTACTCTTGAGGTGTCCTCGTGGAGCAAGTACAAGCCGTCTTCTGTTGTCTTTGTCTTCATGTTGTTGTGTCTGTGTTAAAAAGTCTGTCAGTTCGTAGTGAAACGCACCGAAGGACTTACGACCACCACGGAAACCGATGAGGTCAGCAAAAGCCCAGATATCAAACAGTGCATCTACACGTTCTTTGTGTGTCGGTGTACGTCTCGCCATATGCCTCTAGAAGCCACTTAAAAACCCCACCAGGGGTGTTATCACCTGATGGGGAGTAGGAGGCTGTTCTAGGGGCGTATAGATGCCTCTGATGAGACAACAAGCTTAGTTGTTGAGTGCGGTCACTTCGACACCACGTACGATGATCTCCCAAGAGGTCGTAGCACCAGCAGCACCACGAGCCTGTAAGCGTAGATATGCAGGGGTGTTACCACTAGCAGCTACGACATCAAAGATAAAGCCGTTGTCTGCACCACCGTTACCTAGTCCGTTGGTCAGTGCAGCGGGTGTTGCACCAGCACCAAACATAAGTGAGGTGTTGTTTTGTAGCGTGATGACACCAGCAGCAGACACACTACCAGTAACGTACATCATGTTCGTAAAGACAGCACCAGAAGTGACGTTGTACTCTACTGCTTGAACTAAAAGTGAAAAAGCACCAGCACGGTCAGGCACAAGACGACGACCAGGGATGTTGTCGATGGTGAGTTCTGTAAGCGTGTTACCTGTTAACGTGCCACGATAGACGACATCGATAGTGTTAGTCCGTCCTTGGGTCAGTGCGGTTGCTGTATCAAAGGAGGTTTGAACTGTTGAAAAACGCATGTGTGTTAGGTTCCTTGTCTTGTTAGGTTTGAGGCGTACAGTAACGATGCTCGTGACACGGGGCGGCGTTGTCTTGAGGACATGCGTTGTTGTACTTGTGTGTTCAGTCTTTGCTGAGTGTCTTGCGACATCAAAGATGCTCGTTCTTGTTCAGCAGTCTGTAACGCTAGTTGTTGTTTCTGCTTTTCCTGTAGCTCAGAGTAGAGCTTAGTTTGCTCCTCTGCTTGTTGTTGAGACGCTAGTAAGGTTTGCTGTGCGTTCTGTAGCATCTGGTCATAGTACCCTTTTTGGTCGCTTAGCTGCTGAGACAACAAGCCGATACGCTGACCGTACTGTTGTTCATACTGCGAAGCCATCTGGTCGTACCTAGACATCAAAGCTGCGTTCTGCTGTTGAAGAGACGACAACAACTGAGCCTGTTGTGCTTGTTGTGCTGCTACCTCTTCTTTAGTTGCACCTACGTAGCGTACTTCCTGCTTCTTACTTCCCATAGCTCATAAGCCCCGATGCGTTAGCGTTTCCGCGTTGTTTTAGTCCTGATGCTTTCGGGGTTCTTTTTTGGCTCGACGACGCTTTGCGTTTCCCCACTAGCTTCTTCCGTCTGCTGTCCGTCCCCTTCGATGCTGACTTCTGTTTCTGTTTCACTGTTAAAGTACTCACTCATAGCTTGTCTTACTTGTGCCATCTCTGCCTCACGTTGGGCATAGAGGTCTTCCGTTGTGTCGAAGGACAACCGTGCTGCTTTGATGGCTAACACGTCATCCATACTCGGTGCTCCAGTATCCACTGCTTTACCTTCCTTGCTTTAACTGTAGGTTTTGTACTGCGTTGAGTTGAGACTTTAAGTCCTTGATGTCTGTCTTGATGTCTGTTAACACACCTGCTGTAGTAGTTGTCTGGAGGTCTACACGAGTACGGAGGTCAGACACCTGAGACTGTAGGTTAAAGAACGCAGACACAGCAACCACAGTAGCACCGATGACTGGTACTAGCTTTTGTACTGACGTTACGACAGATAAGGGGTCTGGTGTAGTGTTGTTCATGCTTAGTTTTTGTTTACGCTTCCGTATCGGTGTAGAGTAGGTTATACTAAGTACACTTGAGAGCGAAAGCAACAGAAGGTCTAGTCATAAGAGGGGCTTATACATAGTGTAAGTCTCTTTTTTTTTTTTCTTATGGTTCTGTGTGTCGAAAGCTGAAACCCAGTAAACTCGTTGTTTTTATCGAACGCTTGTTATATAAACACCACTCGCTTACCTATAGGTAAAGGTTACGAAGTTCGAGCGGTAAAGAGAGTAACCAGAGTGAGGAGCGCGACAGCTAAGCGACGAACGGAAGTAGACTGAAAGCAGCGAAGAACGAGTAACCGTCTAGAGGTATATAAGGTAAGAGGAGAGGCATAGGTGTGTCTCTCCTTTTTTAGTGTCAGTAGTAGGGGGATAACTCTACTCCATAGTATGTAACGTTTCAAGACATAACTATGAGTACAACTTACGGTATCCTTAACAAAAAGTCATCTAAGTGCTATATCGGTAGCACGACAACAAGCTTACGTCAGCGTTTAAGTGTTCACTACGCCTTACTAAACAACGGTAAACACTGGTGTGGTTGTCTTCAAGCAGACTGGTTACGGTTAGGTAAAGATGCGTTTGAGGTTATCACGTTTAACGACAACGAAGATGAAGTACTAGAGACTTACCCTAACGAGGTGTACAACCACTGTAGAACAGCAAAACGAACTGATAGTAGTGCTTCTGTAGATGACTTGTTGTTTAAGTATCTAGACACACCTGATAGGTGGCATAAAGGTAAAGGTAGACCTGCTGTGGTGTCCTACGGTACGTTATCTTTTACTGTAACTACACTCGGTGGTTTTGCTCGTGCTATGAGGTTTAACGCAGGTAAGTTACACGAAGTAGCAAGCGGTAAACGAGGGTCATATAAAGGGTTTACAGTTAAGTGGGTGGGATAGGTTTTGTGCGTGCATCCACAGTGTGCTTATAGTATGTGTATGTGTAGTGTGTTCCCCCCGTTGGTGTACTCACCTTCAGTGGTGGTGTGGTGGTCTAGTGGTGACTGAGACAACCCTAAGTAGGTTAAAAAGTGACTAGACCTAGTGATCCTTGGTTCACCCAAGTTGTTGACACACTGCGGGTCTGTGGGGTGTAGTTAGTACATCGAGAGCACAGAAAACGCTCTCAACCACACACACAACACACGGGAATACACACAT